CTCCACCAGTGGAAGCGAATCCACCCATACCATGGTCTTTACCGATTTCGATAACCGACCCATCATTTTGAGGTGGGACGAAACTTTGTGCTTTAGTTTCGTCGCCCTTCTTCCTCTTTATCTCTAATCCAAATAATTCCATACTAATATTTATGCCCTTTTAAAAGCACTCCTTTTAAAGAGTTCTTTCAAAGTGTGAGTAACAGAACTCAACATCAAAAGTTTCAACAGCGTCACCACCTTCGGTATCTAATTCAATAGCACCTAAGTTAGTTGGCCACATATTGAAAAACTCGTATGTTGCAATAACTGAATCATCACGACCTAATTGAGATACCATAGCTTTGTCAATCATGTAATCATAACCGACAGGACCAACACTAGAATCAAGTGGTACAATATCTTGCATCCACGCTTCTATAGCTGTTCTTGCTGAAAATTCTGTATCATTGTAGATCCCTACTGTCCAGTTTTCGAAAGTTCTATCACCGGCTAGTTTAACAGTCAACCCTTTGTATTTGATTTCCATAGGTTCAATAACTTGTCCAGGTAAAGCAGCAGTTTTGCACAAAAACTGTATTTTATTACCTGTTCGAGGTATGAATACCTCAAATCTATTGTTCCTTGGTCCAGCACCTACTAAGTTGGCTTTGAATTGGTTAATTGTTGCCATTTTCTATTCCTCCTTATACGCTAGATTCTTGAGTTACACCTTGACTACCGTAGACTTCTTCGAAATCTACACCACTTCTTGATGCTACAAAGGTTAATGTTATGAAGTTGATTGCTCTCGCTGGCTTCACAAATATGGAAGCAACAAATTGAGATGCGTCAACAACGCCTGCAGTGTTATTAGTCTCGTCACAGATAACTTGGAAATCATAGATTCCTCGTCTACCTTGTACTTGTCTCAAGAAAGGTTCAATAGCAGCTCTGAAATTAGCTCTAGTGAATGAATCGTTATATTCAAACAGTTGGAACTTAGCGGCTGTTGAGATTGCTTTCTCTAACACTATGAACAATCTACGAACATTAATTCTTGAGAAAGCACTAGTTGAATTAGCAGTTAGTGTTTTATCTCCGTATAATAATGTTCCTTGTCCTGGAAATGTAACAACTGGATTAACTCTAGCTCTATAGAGTAAATCTCTATCAGCTTGCGTAGGGTTAAACGCTAGTTTTGTTACACCGAAAATTTGACCACGATTGAATCCTGCTGGTGAATACCATGCATCATTCGTATAATCAGTTCTAGCACATAGACCAGCAACTGCTCCGTTGTCGGGTACATAGATGTATCTATCATTGTACCTATCATAAATGTATAACCAGTTACTGCTCATTACAGCGTAACTAGATGAGTTTAGAGTATCAGCAGTAGCCTTAACATTGGTTGCTCCGGAAACTCCTGAGTCAACACAATCTGACTTGATTGGTGAAAAGAATGCAACGCAATCTTTTCTATCTTCTGTGATATTCATTAATTGATTGTAATAGCTAGTCGCTTCTGCTCTTGTATTGACTGCGCTCCCACTACCATTGTCTGCTTGATTAGAACCAGATATAATCAAGTTAATATCTTGATTTTCTGCACTACCAAAGTGTGTATTCCATGCTGTTATTTTTTGTGCTGTAGTTGGTTGTCTACCATCTGCACCATTAGTAAATGATAAAGAATCTGGTATAGTACCTACTCCAAATGTAACACCCGCAGCTGCTGAACCGGCTGATCCCATAGTTGAACTATGGTCTAACCAGTAAACATATTTGCTTTGGTTTTCAATAACTGTAACATAGTAGTTAGAAGCACCGAAGTCATTTTTAGCATCTGAAGCTTTTGATAATGCTTCATATTTTTCTAAAACTGTTCCTGGAGTACCTGAGATATCTCCATCTTCGTCAACAATAACGATATGCATTTCATCAGTAACACCAGCACTCGCTCTTGTACTTGCGTAGTTTGAGGTTCCAGGTGCTCCGTTAAATTGTCTTGCATGTTCCCACTCTCTTTTTAAGTTTGCACCACTGCTCACTGCAGTTGTTAAACCTTGAGTTGAATCGTCTTCTTGTGCTATAGTAACTGTTGCGGCTCCGGTTGTAC